GTCGCTGGCGGCGGTCTGACGGATGAGCACGAAGCGGCCGTCCCACTTCTTGAACTCGTCACGGCTGGTCTCGCCGCCACCAAGGTTGATAGCATCGACGTTGATGCTCTCGAACACCGGGTCGCACTTGAACGACTTGAGGAGCCCAATCTCGCTGATGTCGAAGTTGGGCACCGCCGCCGGAGAACCGGCGGAGGCGGGGATGACGGCGTTCAGGAGCTTGTCAATCTGAAGCTGAAGCTCCATATCGCGCCCCAAGTTGAACGCCTTGAACAATGCCTTATTAGCCACGGTTAATACCTCCTAGCTATCTTCTGGGCCTACGACTAGCTGACCTTGACCTCGACGGTCTTACCGCCGATGAGTCGCAGGACGAAGAAGCGGACCACGGACATGTACTTGACCGGGACTTCCGCGACCATAAAGCCATCCGTCACCGACTGCGGGGTGTTGACCTTGCCCGCGCCGAAGCTCATATCGACGTTGTACGCCTCGATGAGCTGTTCGGAGGTACCGGGGCCGATGGAGCCCAGGAAGTTGCGCAGCTTGGTCTCCGTGTTGACGCGCAGGGGGTCGCGCGGCGCTTGGGTCTGAATCTTGTCGATGGCGCTGCCGAACGCACCCACCAGGGAGTACGCCAGGAAGTTGGTCATCGTCGTGTATTCAGCGCCGTTCACGGCGTTGTCGCTGCTGGCGTTGAGGCCGTGACGACGACCGAAGAAGGCACCGCCGGGGCACGGGTTGGTGATGAAGCCGATGCCCGCGCGGGTCAGCTTGTCGGTCTCCGCGACCTGGTAGGTCTTCTTCTGCAACGTGCGCTCCGTCGCCTGGATGTCGTCAATCGGCTTGTTGCCGTGCGACTCGTTCGGACGCAGCGTGGCCTTACGGCCCATCACGAACGGCATCGGCGACAGCATCCGGAGGAGGCCGTTGTAGGTGTCGTTGAACTGGACGAAGTCCTTGTCGAAGGTGATGTAAGGGTCGTCGATGCCAGCGGCGACCTTCGCGGCGATGGCGGCGGTAGTGGTCGTACCGGTCGGGAACGCCGTGTAGGCGAGCATACCGTTCTGCTTGGCGAACGACAGCAGGCCCGACCAGGAGGTCGAGTTGGTGTTGCCGCACAGGCCGATGTGCTGCACGCCGCGACCGCGCAGCGAGTACATACCGGTGGCCGGTTCCGCCACGTCCGAACCCATCTGCTGGGCGTCGGTCAGAACGGACACATCGCCGTTCAGGCCGCCGGTGAAGGCGGTAGCCTGCTGATGCGGCGCGGTGGTGCCACCGGCCGACGTGAAGCGGGCCAACTCCGAAGGACCACGGGTCGAGGACTGGCCGTTCAGCAACGCGCTCGACAGCGAAGCCGAGAAGGTGGCCTGGGGGATGTCCTTGAAGGTCTCGGAGGTGTTGACCGCGCCCGTGCGGAAGATGGTCACGTCCCAGGTACGCGCCGCCGGGGTGGACTTCGCGCCCTTGGTGGCCTGCCACGACAGGTAGTTACCCTCGTCGCCGGTCCACAGCGCGTTCCAGGTGCCGAGCGACGTGCCGCCGCCGGTCAGGGTGCCGCCGGAAGCGGTGGTGGTGACCGTACCGCCCGAAGCACTCGTGGTCAGGGTGGTGGTGTTGTCGTTCTTGCTCGACACGATGGTCACGATGGAGCCAGACAGCACAACGGCTTCGAAGCTCAGCTTGAAGGTCGCGTTGCTGTTGAGCGCCAGGGCCAGGCTGGCGGCCACACCGGCCAGGTTGGTGTCGCCCGCCACGGTGAGGTAGGACACCAGGTTACCGGCGACCGTCACGTTGATGGTCGTACCGGCGCTGAACGTGCCGCCGACCGTCACGGTGCCGGTGGAGGCGCTGACGCAGGGCGCGGTGGCCGCAGCGTCCGTACCGTCCGACACGCGCACGCACTCCACGTCGGGAACGCCAGCGCGGAGCAGGATGAGCGCGTCCGTGGGCATATCGTTCGGCTTGTTGCGGAGCGGGCCGAAGTTCTGCGACAACTCCTGCGGGGAGCCGACCGTCAGGGGCGTGTTCAGCGGGCCCCAGGCCGCAGTACCGACGAGGCCGCAGATGGACGTGCTAACGCCCTGCACGGACACGCTGACCGGACGGACGATGACCACGTAGATGTCATTGACCGCCAAGCTCGACGCCACGAAATTGGATTGCTGCGTGACAGGCATCAGTTATTACCCTCCTCTTTGAACTTTCACGAGTTCAGCTAGTACCTGATAGCCTGTCGTCAAGGCCGTCTGGGTATATTGTACCGAATAAACAAGGGTGCGTCTATAGACTACGTGTGACAGTTCCCTGTCAATCTGCTGGGAGCGCACGTAGACTAGCTTTGCGGGTACGTCATCTTCGGGTACAAGGAAGTCCATCGCGGACAGGGCCGTGTCCAGGGTGTTGGCGTACCGCGCACGACTGGGGTCATCGTACCCGTAGACGTTAATCTGAAACTCGACGTGGCGGCGGCCCGTTTCCTCTACCATCAGCGCGGTACCGCCAATCTTGAAGTCGAACTTTACACGGTGACCGTTAACGGCGTTGCCCACGGTGGTCACGGTAATGACGTTACCCACCGCCACTGCCGTAGCAATAGCGGCGGCATCCGTGTTAGCGTTCACGGCAGAGGCGACCGCCGTAGCGACCTGCGCGGGCGTTGCACCAACCGGTGGGGTGTAAGGTACGTACACGTCGCCAATCTGGGTCATTGTGTGCGTGCCTGCCACCACGGTCCCGCTCAAGGTGATGGTACCCGTGGCCGGAACGCTAGTCGAAGCAGCGTTTAGCTGCGTACCAGACACTACCGCCGTCAACTGTACGTCGGGGTCGGTAAGCTGTTGCATCGACGTAATCATACTGTCATCCGCGCGGTCCCCCGCCTGGGCCACGGCGATGGATACGTGAACGATGTTCTGGCGCAAGTCGTTGTTCAAGGTCTCAGGCACGGGGAAGCCCCGGTAAACCTTGTGCGCGGGTTGAGCGGGCGGCGTGGTCTGGAGGGGCAGCAACGCCTGCTCCACCGTCTGCTTCAGAAGGACCATCACACTGTCCAAGGTAGCCATTACGGGGTCAACCTTTCGCACACTAGGAATTGGCCCGCAGACCCCGCATCGGAAATAAGCGGGATGTGGACGCGGTAACGAATGGGAACATCGTCATCGGTGCCGTTGAGGTGGTATACTACGTCGTTCTCGCGGATACGTTGCAGCCCGGTCATATAAGGCACGTAGATGTACCACCAGCTAGTCGTAACGTCCAACGGCAGACGTTCCGGCTTCATATTCTTCAACTGGGCGATGGACGTGATGCCGCACGGGATGACGGCGGGCGTGTCGGCGGTCTGCCCGATGCTAAACGCGCCGTTGTTCAGCACGTAAGGCAGTTCGCTAGCCGTGGTAGAGCCGTTGTAGTCGTCGCCCGTGTGCGCGGCCCAGGGACGCTTGATGTAGCAGTTCGCTTCGACGCGCGCCGCCATTACCGGCTTCAAGGGCCGGTTGCTGATGATGGCGTAGCGACTGTCGCTGCCGTACTCCGTGTCGCCTTGCACCAGCACGTCACCAATCTTGACAACGTCGCTCGACACCAAGAACTCGAACGTATTGGCCTTGAGCACGTCGTTCTCGATGGAGTCCATCTTACGTTGGTGGGTGACCTTGATGCCCAGGTCGGTGAGCACGACGTTACCGGGAACCAGCACATCGCCCGTAGACGAGGCGTTCAACCGGTACACGGTGAAGGGTTGGCCGACAAACTCGCCAGCCAACCCGCGTCCGAAGTTACTTAGCTTCTGTACGAAGCGGTAGTCGAAGGGCACAAGCTACCTCCGGCGGGCGAGCCGCACATTGATACCCAGGCCGCTCGATTCGGCGTAGGGGTTGACCTTGACGGCCATTACGTTGCAGACACGGCTCTGCCAATACTTGTACTGCCTTAGCAGTTCCTTGTGCTCGTCGGGGTTCAGAACGACCACGTCGGCCTTGCTGGCCTGGAGGCGTTCGTTGGCTTCGACCATCTGGGTCTCGATGCCATCGAGCGAGGTCAAGAAGCCTTGTACCCGGGTCACGCAGTTCGCGGTGACGTGGTCCATAGCGAACTCAAGTTCATTCTGGACGGTGTTGGCCCGCACCACGCCTCCGAAACCGGAAGCGCCCGTGTCCACGTCGGGGTAACCCAGGTGGGCACGAATACGGCTCTTGTCGGTGTCGGAGAACGCGGGCATTGGGTCTTACTCCTCGTCGGGGCTGTTGACGAAGTCGTTGAGGTCGATGGGCTCGCCATCGGAGCCGGGGAAGAAGCCTTCCAGCTTGACGCCCTGTCGGGCCATCGTCTGCCAGTCGAAGTCCCACTCCACGAACTCGCGGCCCTTCTCGAAGGTGATGCGCCCGCCCTGGTCGGGCAGAACGGCGGTACCGGCTTCCAGCACGCGCACGTACATCGGGGGGTCGGGAAGCTCCTCGGTCGCTTCGGCGGGGGCTTCCTGGGGCGCAGCCGGGGCCGCCTCGGCGGCGTCGGAGGCAGGCTGGTTCAGCGCGTCCGCAGGCGCGGTCGCTCCAGCGGCTACCGGTGACGACTCCTTCGCCGCCGCAGCGCCCTTGCTTGCGTTCTTTGCTTCACCAGCCATTGTGGTTTCCTCCTTATTGGCTTGCGCCAACCTTATCACTAGCTAGGGAAGGGGAGCGCCGTTGCTGGCGCTCCCCACCGTGTTGTGGCCTTAGTAGGCCGGGACGTGCTCCATCACGACGGCGCGCAAGTACATCGACTGGCGGTTGACGTAGTTGACGGAGTCGGTCGGGATGCCCCAGTCGCCTTCGAACGACCAGGTCTGGTCCATCCGCTGCTTCAGGCGGTCCATCGGCGGGCGCACCATGAAGCGGATGCCCTCCAGCCACGCCTCGGCGTCCTGCTCGCCCGACGTGAACTCGCCGACCGAACCGAACGGCGCAACGCCGGACTCGTCCACGTACGCCTGCACGGGGATGTAAACCTCGCGGATGGAGGTCTGACCGCACAGGATGGGACGCTTAATCTCCAGGCCCGCGCCAGCGCCGTTCTGGACGATGGTGTCGCCGGGGATGTAGTCCTTGGTGGCATCCGTGTTGCCCGCGTTGGGGCACTCGGAGTTGCGGAGGAAGGTGACGCCGACGCAGTTGCCGATGGCGAAGGCGCGGTGCTGGTGGTCGTCGGGGACGCCCGTCAGCATCGACTTGAACTCCGCGTCCTCGAACAAGCACGCCTCGGAGTCCTCGTCCAAGTGCATGTGGTACGTACCATCGTCGTACGTGGGCACCTGGGCCTTGCGGAGCATCGTGACGCCCTGACGAATCATCCGGAGCGTCAGGAGGCTGGTCGAGGTCAGCGCGTTGCTGCTCGTGCCGCCACCGGCGCGGAGGATGACCGAACGGTTCGCAGCCAGCACCGGCTGGTACTGGGTGACCGCGACCGCCGTACCGACCGTCAGCAGGCCGGGGCCGTTGGGCACGCTGGCGTCGTTCGGTTGGACGCCGACGACCGTGTTCGGCACGCCGTTGATGGTGATGGTGAGCGGGTTGCTGGCCGACACGTCCTTGGGGGTGCCGTTGACCATCACCTTGTCGAAGCCCTGGAGGGTGTTGACGGGGATGCTGGTCGAGGAGCCCTTGGTGGCGCTGATGTAGGCGTTACCGCCCATATACGCGCCGTACATCTTGTTGCGGGCGACGTGGGCGATGGTGGTGCCAGCCTGGATGGCGAGCTTCTCCGCGTCGGCGCGCACCTTGCGCTGGATGCTGATGTACGAGTTCGGCAGCAGGGTGTCCTTGGTGTCGGCCCACTGCTTCGGCGAGACCGTCCACTGCTCCACCGACGCGTCGGCCTGGGGCGTGGGGTCCTGGCCGGGGGTGTTCGGCCGGGTGTCGATGCCGAACAGGCCCTCGCGGGTGTAGGTCTTGGTCTCGCCAATCTCACCCTCGAACTTCTCGCGGACGGCCGCAACGGTGCGGAAAAGCTGCTTGGGGCGCAGCGCGGTTTCGATGGTGCGGATGAGCACGCCGTCGTCGATGAGGGCTTGCACCGCAGGAGGGAACTGGATAGCCATTGTGGCGTACTCCTTATTTGAGGCCCTTGGAACGCAGGTAGTCGTTGTATTCCTTGTCGGACATACCCTTGACGGTGAACTTTTCCTGCTTATCCTTGGGCTTGGGCGGCGGGGTCTTGTGCCCCGGGCTGGTCGCGGCGGGCGTTTTGACCGCCTCGAACAGCGCGGGCTTGTCGGTACGAAGCTTCTCGACGTGGACCTTGAGGTCGGCAGCCGTGAAGTCCTCAACACCTTCGAAGTTCTCCGTGATGACCTTCTCGATGAGAGGGGTCAGCACGTCCAGGTACGCGGGGTTCACCCCGGCGTCCGTGGCGGCTTCCTTGATGACGGCGTTACGCTCTTGGAGCTTCCGGTTGGAGACCTCGCGCTGGGCGATGTCCTTGTACTCGTTGGCTTCCTTCTCGGCGTCCTCTGCGCGCTTCTGGAGCTTTTCGACCTCAGAACGCTGGGCGTCCTCCAGGTCGTTGAGCTTCTTCAGCCGTGCAGCGGCGTCCTCCGCGTTGGTGACGCCCAACTTCTTCCACAACTCCTTCTCGGTGGTCTGCGCCTCGCGTTGCAGCCGTTCCTTGAGCTTGTCGGGGGTGAAGGTGATGACCTTTGGCGGCGTAGCGTCCCCCGGAGGGTTTTCCGACCCCTGCGTGCTGCCGGGAGGGGTTTCTTCGCCGTTGCCAGGCTGGTTGTTGGGGTCGCCAGTTCCGCCCGGGTTCTCGTCATCGCCGCCGGTCGGTCGGAACCGAATAACGGCTGGGAACTGCCCCGGGCGAGGCGTAAGGGATACCGAGTGCGCGATAGTCGTCGTCATTGGTGCCTTTCTTCGGTGGTTGACCGCAATATCCACTCCTGCGTAAGTTTTGGCGATAATTCCTTCCTACCGCCGTTGGGTTATATTGAAACCGACCAGGGGTTAGACGATGGCGAGCAGGTCGTCCACGCCGGTAGCCCCGGTCAGGGTCGCGCCAGCGGCGGTGAACGTGGTGCCACCGGAGCCGGTCTTGGCAGCGGCGAAGGTGATGGCGTTGCCGCCGGTACCCTTGCGCTTGGCGGTGATGGTGATGACGCCCGCCGCGTTGGACGCGGTGTAGGCGGCCGAGAACGTCGCATCGGCGTTCAGGGAGTTCTTGTACTCCGTAGCGGCGCTGGTGGCGTCGGTGCCGTCAACGATGGTGTGGGGGAAGGCCACGCCGCCGATGGTCAGGGTCAGCACGTCACCGGCCGCGACGGTACCCGCCACGGTGGCGGTGCGGGCGGCGGCGGTCGAGGACGAGCCCTGGTTGCCCTGGGCGATGAGCTTGTTCACCAGGTCGCCGAAGGGGACGGTCGCGCTCGCGCCGAACGCCGCGCAGGTGATGGCCGCCAGCACGGACGACAGGACGCCGGGCGTGGGGTTGTTCAGCTCGCGCAGGCCCAGCGCCTGGGGGGTCCGGTTGTTGGACATTGGGGTTACCTCCTATCAGGTGTAGCTTGTACCGGTAGGTCGTTACGAGGATAACACTACGCGGTTACACCTGACAAGGGCGTTTGTCAAGTTTTTACCTTGTCTTCGGTAGCTACGCTGGGTGGGCGAGCCGGAGAAGCGGTCGCCGCCTTCTCTGCCAGCTTTTGCGCATCCTCGGTCTCCTTCTCCAACTTGACGATGGTGGTCTCGACGGAGGGGTCACCGAGGATACCCGCAAGGAAGCGCGCACCCTGCGCCTGCGTCGTAACGGCCTTACCGCCAGCGGCCATAACGGCGGCTTCGGTGTACTGGAACACGTCGTTCGCGCTGGGTTCGAAGTAACGACCCCAGGTAGTCTTGATGTCCGTGGCCTTGATACCCTTCTTGGGCTTAACTTCCACCACGCTTTGCGTCTGCGGGTCCAAGACCTCTACCGGCGTGAAGGTATGCACCACGGGGCCTTCTTCGGTGACCTGCACGGCCGACTTGGCGTGATACGCCGCAATCATATCGGCGAGCAGCCCACGGATGGCGCGTCCGTACTGGATGCGCATCAAGCCGAGCTTCGACAGCATAGGGGCGTACAGCTTGGAGATAGCCGAGTCGGACTGCGCAGCGCCGCTAAGCTTGTGGGGGTCGGCAATGATGCAATCACACATTTCCAACGCCCACTCGCGCATCTTGTCGATAATCTTCATCGCCACTTCGATACCGGCGCAGGTAATCTCGATGTACTTGGCGTCACCCGTGGCACCGACCACAAGGGCGTAACCGTCGCTGCCTTGCTGAATGGGACCGCCGGTCTCCTCAAGGCGGCGGAAGTCATCCGGCGTCATCTTGAGGACCAGCGTGGGGTCGAGGTTGCCTTGGGTGGCGGCGTTGATGCCGCTAAGGTTCTCGTTGATGCGGTCGATGAGTTCGTACGCCAGTTCGGCCGACGCATCACCGTCTACCTCGTCGTAACGAGGAAGGTTCTGGATGAAGCGGGCCGGGCAGAAGCCGAGGTCGTGGAACGTGGTCTTGTCGGGGTCAAGCTCCGGAAGGGCCTTCGGGTCCTTCAAGACGTAGCTACCACCCTTGACCATCAGTTCGGCGGGCTTGAACTCCACGTCGAACTGCTCGGTCACCATTCGACGGTACAAGTAGAGCTTGGTGACCCACTTCTCGTCCTTCTCGTCGTACTCCTGCTTGTTGAAGGGGTAGCTGACGGTAAAGGCCGACATCTTGCCCTTGGCGAAGTTGACCCACTCGATGTTGCAATACTTCGTGTTGAAGCACTCCAACTCGAACGCGCCGTCCACAAGCTTGAACATCACGATAACGGAGCCCTTATTGCCACCTTCGGTAGCAGCCTCCATCATCGACGCTTGCATTTCGATGTCTTCGATGACCTGGTTAGCCCAGAGTTCGGTGTTCTTGTCCTTGGGGACGCTGATACGCGGGAAGCGACTTTCTCCCATAAGGAGCGTCACAAACCGGTTGGTGATGATGCGCGCCAAGTGGTACTGCGCATCCGGCTTGCGAACGCGGGACGGCGGCACTTCCTCGTTAGAGGAGGGCGTCCACGCGCCGAACTGGCTCAGAGACACGTCGCGGCGGCGATTGCCCGCCCAGTCGTACGGTCGGCCGTCGTAGGCCCAGCCCCGGAAGTAGCCTTCCTTCCGGTGAAGTTCGAGATAGCGGGGGTCGTTGGCGTAATCGGTGACGTAACGCGCCATATCCCGCAGAACGCCGTTCTCAGCAATAGCGGTCTTAATGCGGTTGACGGTGTCCGGGCTCAACTTGTTCGGCATCCTCGGCCCTCTACATATAAAGCACCCGGCCCGTGGTCGGTGGCGCAACGCGTGGTTTTCGCGTCAAGTGGCCGCGTGTCCCCTGTGCCCCGGGTCGGGTACTGCTTGACAGCATAGCACAAAACCGTTACACACGGTCAAGCTTCCGGGTAAGATTGTACCCAGTAACCGTAAAAAGAAGGCCCCCGGCGGACTGCCAGGGGCCTCAAGTGGCGTGTCTAGGGCTTCTTCGGCTTCGGCTTGGACTTGTGCGGCTTCATCGACTCGATTTCGAGGTGCGTGCTGTGCCGCTTCTGCGTGGGGTCCATCCAATCCTTACCGACGCTGTGTCCAGCAACGGTAGCCGTGACCACCATTTTGACCTTCTTGCCGACGCCGTGGCTCTTTTGTAGCTTCTGCGCCTGCTTACCGTCCAGATGTAGGCTTGGCTTGTAAGCCGGTACGTCAACAGGGCTGACGGCCTTTTGCTTAGTAGTGCTAGCCTTTTTGCTTCCTGCGCTCTTAGCCATTCTAGGTACTCCTCTGATAGTGTGGGCACGGGTTACCGCCTAATCCGATTCCATATTCACACGGAACTCAGGATGACGACGGTTGGTGATGTGGTCGGTGTTGTAGCGCAGCCCGTGCTTCAACAGGTTCTCCAGGTTCCACACCACTTGTTCGATGGAGATATGTGCCTGGCCGTCCAAGGCGTTGAGCTTGGCCTGGCTGGTGCCGCAGAGGTTCTTGGACAGCGCCACGTAGGACTCGAACGGCGCAAGGACGATGTGCAGCAACTCGTGCTGCAAGGCCGCACGCACCTCGTCGGCGGTATCGTGGCGCTCGTAGTCGATAAGAATATTCGCCTGGTGGTACGCCGCGTTTAGCTGTACCTGCATCGTCCACGACTCGTCTGGAGGCGCTTGCGTGTAGACGATGTCGATGGTCCACATATTGACCTGGAAGTCCCACATTACCCGCTTGAGGTAATCCTCCACGATAGCCTTACATTCATCCTTGTTCACGCTGCGGCCTCCTCTGGCATAATCTGCGACTCAAACACCTGTTCAAGCTGCCAGACTACCCGCTCGCAGCATTGATAGAAGATTACGTCGAACCCATCCCGTTCGCCCTTGTCCTTCAGGAACGCCCGCATATACCCTTGTACAAGGTCGAAGTCGGCCGTACAGACGTGCAACAGCTCGTGGAATAGCGTTGACAGGAATTGACGAGGCGAGTCGTGCTTCGCCAGGTTAATCGTGATGGTGGCCTTGCGATACTCCGCGAGGGTAACGCACTCGCCGAAGGCATCATCGTTGCAAACGCCGTAATGAAGCTCGATGTTCCAGTTCCAGACCTTCAGGATGTCCTTGTACCGGCTCATATGCTCCGTGACGAGGGCTTCGGCTTGTTCCTTCTTCATACCCATTAGCGGCGGCGTACCTTTCGGGCGTCAACTCGGGCAACGACGCTACCGGACAGAACTTCCGTCTTGGCGGTCTCGACGGCAAAGTCCAGCGCGTCGAAGTCGTCGTCGTGGCCCGATTCGGGGTTAGGCATCTGCACCAGGGTTTCCATCGTGTCGGTCATCGTATGGTGCAAGTGAATCTCGTGACGTTCGGTGTACGCCGCAAGGACCATAGCGCGCTGCGTCTTGTCCTTGGACGTACGAATTTCGTATACCGGAATATAAGGGATGGCACCCTTGACCAACAGGGCTAGCGCCTTTTGGTACGCGTTAATTTCGATACCAATCTTCTGTGCGCCCCACTTCATCCACTGGTCGATGATAAGCTGTACCTGCTCCTCCGGCTTGAGCTTGCGCTTAATCATTTCCAGCACGTAGATGTGGTAATCGAGCTTGGAAATGCCGATAGTGCAGTGTGCGAAGAAGTCGGCGGCGGCCTTCTCCGAAATAGCGGGGTCCACGCCCTGGTAGATGATAAGCTCGTTCATCGGCGGGCGGGAGCGGTTCAACCCGCCCAACACGATGCCGGGAGCCCCTTCGAACTGCCAGACGTACGGTTCGAGGTTGTCCAGGCTGATAATGCCACCGTCCGCGATAGTGGCGTCGTTCTGGTAAGCGAGGCTAAAGAGCAGGAGCCCCATATCCTCGCGTTCCGCCTGTAGGAACTCGATGGGGAACATCAATGGGAGGGCGCTGCACTCGTTACCCTCCTCGTCGCGGTAGACGGCGGGGATTACGAGAACGTTGGGGCCGAAACGCTTGTTGGCGTACTGCCCATTCTTCTGCTTCGCCAGGCGACCGTACAGGTCGTCGGGGTGCCAGCGCGTGCCTACGATGTGGAACTCGCCATCCGGCTCCAGCGTGGGGCGCAGGGTGAGCTTGAACCAGCGTTCCATACGGTCGCGCTGGTGCGGCGTAAGGCTGTTCTCGTCGTCTACGATGTCATCGCCTTCGATGATGTCGAAGTGTCGGCCGGGGACGCCAGCGCCCGCGCCAAGGGCCGTAATAGTCGGCTCCTTGAGAATCTTGGTACGGGTCGAGACAATAATCTCGTCCTCGTTCCACACGGGACCACGCATTTCGCCAAACAGGGCGATGAAGTCCATATTGTCGGTCATATGGGCCTTAATCTGGCCCAAGAACGCCTTGGCCTGGTCGCCGGTCTTACTGGCGATGCAGATGCGGAGGTTGCCACCGTTCTCTTGAATGAGCCGCCACAGCAGCCACGCGACGGTAAGGATGGTAGACTTGCCGAAACCTCGTCCTGCGAGTGTCATCGAGTTCTTACGCGTCAGACGATGCTCCATCATCTTTACGTGGAACTCGGTAACGTCGTACTTCAGGACGAACGCGGTAAAGAAGTCGAAGCGCATCCGGCAGGCTTGTCGGATGGCGTCGATGCTTTCGCCCGGGAACTGGTCGAAGACCGACAAGCCTTCGGGAAGGTGTGTCGGGTTGTCGGCGTCCCACTCGTAGCTATAGCCGTGCGGGATGTTCTCGGGGTCAACGGGCGCGTGTACCGCCAGCGGCACGCCCGGCTGGGGCAGTGGCGCGGCGGGCTTGAGCGCGTTGTTACCGTTAATCGGCGGGATGACCATTAGTAGAATCTCAACGGCGGTCGCTGGGGCGGGGAACATTCCTTGCAGATGGGCACTTCGCCACCGCTAGCGGCGTGACGCGCCTTGAACTCGCGGTCGCAAAGGGTGCAGACCACGTAGTCCTCGGGGTACGGTTCGTTGGCGTCGTGCTGTCGCATTTAACCCTTCTTCCGGCGCTGGTACTTCTTCTTGGCCTTCTTCGGCAGGCTGGAGAAGTTCTCCGGGTAACCGGCGGCCTTGCGCTTCTTGTACTTGCGGTCGTAGTCCTTCCAGGTACGCGCAGGTGGTGCCCCCGTAACAGCGTCGGCAAGCCTGTTGAGGTCACGCGAGGGCGTGGCGAGGACTTCAGCAACGGGGACACCCGCACCAACCAGTGTCAAGGCCGCTGCAAGCAACGAACGAATCATCCTAGTCCTCGTTTCTCGACGCCATCACGTCGATTACAGGCCCCGGGAGGCCGTTGGGGGTGTCTACGGCCTGTACCTGGGCCAACTGGTGGTGGGCCACGCGCTGGGCCTCCTCGACGGCAATTTGGCCGCCGATGACGGAGTGCCCGGCTTTCTTCATCAGCGTGTCCACCATTCCGTTAAGGGTGTTGAGGTGCTTTTCCTGGAATACGACGGTGTTGTTCTGGACGTTGGTGACGTTCTGGACGGCGGCTTCGGCGTGCTTGCCCAACAAGCCCTGAATGTCGGCGATGCGGTCCTTCTGCTTGCCGATGGCTTCCATACCCAGGAAGTACGCCTGTACCTTGTGCGGGCTGATGCCCATCTTGGACGCGTACGGGTCCTTGCGCTTGTCAGCCTCTAACCGGTTCTCGTGGTCGGACAGCAACTCCTCGGCGAAGGCGGCCATAATCTTTTCGCCGTTCTGGATGAGCTTGATGGTCTCCTTCTGCACGTCGTAGTGCGTTTCGACCACCTTTACGGCCAGTTCGGGGTTCGTGGCGAAGGCGGTAGCGCGGTAGTGGTCGATGCGCTTAATCTCGCTCAGCACGGTAGCTTCCGGCAACCCCAACTGCGCCGCAATCTCCTTATACGGAGTCTTGCGCAGGTACATTTCCGTAATGCGCAACACCCGCTGCTCCATATCCTGCGGCATCATCACGTCTACGGCCTTCACGGCAGCGGCGACGATGGTCGTCGGGATGGGCGGCGCGGTGGTGACGGGCGTACGCTCGTACTCCTTCACTTCGGCCCGCGCGGCCTGGGCCGTCTTCGACCCGGGGTGGCCCATCTTCATCTGTTGGGCCATCCTAAGGCGCTCGGCGGCGGTAGGCTGATAAGGCGTCGGGGTACTCATAACGGCTCCTTGAGGACTTCGCCATCTAATGTACCCGCGCGCACGCACGCGTGTCAACCTGAATTTTGTTACATTTGGTAACTTATGCCATTCTGCCACAACTTGCCCCGGGCGGTCGCGGCGCACCCCTCGCGCCCCCGTCGTAGAGGTCGAATCCCTAGCACCTAAGTAACAGAAATGCGGTACAACCAATGGGCCAACCTGCGGAGCAGAAAATTTTTGTACCCGAAATTGAGTACCCGGGTTTGGGTAAGCTGCAGAGTACCGTTTTTAGCGTAAAATCTCGAGCTTTAACTCAAAATGGGTACCTTGCAGGCGGTCGTTTCGGAATCGTATATGCGTTTCCAGGGGCACCTCACGCCTGTAGAACCGCATTGCACCGTCAAAATACGTGTACCTGAAGTCTGTAGACAGGCGCTACGGCTGTGTCCTATCCCCGTGGGAGGGCTCAAACCCGCATTATTTCGTCTGTCCTACCCCGAAAACAGCCTATAATAATAAGGATAGGAAGGGTAGGACACTATATATATAAAGTCCTAGCCTGAAACCAAGTAACTGGCTAGAGAATAGGACTTTAGGACTAAATTCTGACTTTTTCTCGCGTATAGGAAGAAACCGACTTGAGTTGTGAGTCACCCACGGTAGGTACAGCTCTCTGCTCTCGTCACGTCACGTAGAATCTCTATAGGGAAAAGTTGTCGGAAGTCCTAAAGTCCTATTTTACCTGTAGATTGGCTTTTAGAGCCTGTTTCCAGTTAGGAGTGACCCAGAAACGACACGAAAAAGTCCTATCCAAATGCTGAAACACAGTAGAATCACCGTTTTCCAACTAGGAACATGACATCACGACGAAGCGGATTGACATCATAAAAACCTCGAAAACAGCTTATAGCCCCAAACTGCTCGAAAAACTAAGTCCTATCCCCAATTCTGGGTACACGCTATCGACACGTCTAACGGCCACAATTAGCCTGTACCCGGGCGACGGGACGACTATATGAAAAACTATGCGCGAATCGGTTGCGGGATACCCGCGCCGACCGGGGCTGCGCCTGCCGTAGTGGGGGTGGCCTACCCCCGGCGGGCACGTCGGCGGCATGTCATACCGGCCGGTGGGTACCAGGTACCCGGCAGGCCCGCAGACACAGGCAGCGCGCCAGCTTGCGGGCACGGGTACCCGCAGACGTAGGTCACAGGCGAGCTTGCGGGTTCGATGGTATCCGGGTGTGTACCCACTTACCGGTATCCAGCCCACCGGGCGAGCTTGCGGGTCTGCCTGCTCGCTAGCGCGCGTCCTGCCTGTGTTCTGGCGATCGCCACCCCATCCGAGCTACCCCTATGTAGTTACCTACATATCCCACCTGGTAGCAGGGGGACGGGGGACGGGCCCACCGGGACCGGTCATCCTTGCCAGCTAGCAGGCCCGCTAGCAGGCCCGGGGGACCGGCCGGGGGTGACCGGACCTACCCCCTATATAATCGCGCGCGTTTGCTGTGTGCCAGCCGGACCCACCCCGGGTAGTACCGGGATTCGGGTACAGGCGGGATCACCTGATTACCACTTGGTTTCCGGGTTTTCTGTACCGCTTGCCCAAAAACTTTTTTACCCAATTTTCGGTAATCGCCGGGAAGCGAGGCGGGACGGGCGAAACGAGTTTTCTACGGGCAACGTCGTTAACGTGGTTGCGTCGTTTCCGGCTTCGAGAATGTTGTTTCGGGGTGGCAAGTTTTTCGGAGTTGTGGGCATAATGTGTTTGTCGATGGCGACGAGGTCACCGCCCACCACCCAATAGGGCCCGCGACCAGACCGCCTACACAACTCCGGTTAGCACCTTCCCAACTTCATCCCCCGGTACCCCGGCCGCTACTCTGGCCGTTGACGGCGCAAGCCTGATACCAGCAGAGAGCACGGCGCGGTACCCAACCGGCAGACTCGCCGGGTGCTACTCTGGCCGTTGACGGTCCCGACCCGATACCAGCAGAGAGAACACAAGCGAGCGAGCCGGGGGGACGGGATGAAGCGGTACAGTGTAGGCCACCGGCCCGCACGGCACCTTGACAACCGCATAGTTCCTGATTCACCAGGCGGCCGGGTTACGGCTGCTAGGCAATCTCACTGGTCCCGGGTAGTACCGGGGTTCGGTTAGGGACGGGCGCAAGCCTACCCGACACCACCAGGCGGCGAGCGTTGAGCCTAGCGGGTAACTGATACGGCCCTTGCGCCCCCTAAGCGGGCCCTGCCGGTGGATGTGAGGCACTATGCCGCATAACGGCCCAGAGGCAGACGATAGTAAGTCCACCCGGGCCGGGACCCCGCAACCAAGCCGGTAAGCAGGCTAGCGGAGGTCGAAGCAAGTTAGGCGGTTACTGCTAACCGTACCCGCCACCCCTGCCCCTAACCGGGCCGGGACTAGAGTACCCTACCAAGGTGACTCTAACCCCGGACTGGTAACCACGGGTTGCCACAGAAGGTTAACAAATGTTAAGTTACAGTCACCTTACCGCAAGGAGGTTACAATGCACAAGTACCCCGAATCCGGCATAGCCTACGCCGTGATGGGCCAACTGACGGCCTTCGGCAAGACCATCGGCCCCACCTTCGAGGTGGTGACCAACATCCGTAATGCGGAATTTGCCGAGACTCTGGTTCAAGCCCACAACTCCGGTAACTACCGTGAGTACCCCGCCGGCTGGAAGCTGTCCGTGGTGGCGTACTAATGCGGGCCCGTGATAAGGCGCGGAACAAGGCGCGAAAGCAGGTCCAAAGCGCGGAACGTGCAGAAGTACGAAAGTGGGAAGGTCTACCCGACCTGTCCGCGCGTACCAACTGGCAAAAGGACGTTGAGGCCGTTTGCTACCTCGGCTCCAGCGCCCAACGTCTAACAGACGAAAGCGCGGAGAGCTTCAACGCGCGGTGCAAGGCGCACAAGGAGGCGGGCAAGAACCCCAACCGTCTGCGCCCCCTCAAAGCTACCGGTGTGACTACTTGGGAACGCAACCGCGACAACCAACGTCGCCAGCGCGAGTACCACAACGACCTCAAAACGGCGCGTGTGCCTCGCCCGTACTCCGCGCCGACGAAGGCCGTAAAGGTCCGCGCCGGGCACATCACCGGGACGGATAGCAAGGGTCGGCCCATCGCCACCCAAAGCTATAGCGTCACGGTCAAGGAGCGTACCCCGGATGCGTTCCGGCGGCCCGGCGACTGGTACGCCGCCACCTAACGCCAAACGTCACAAATTAGCCCCTCGGTACTTGCCGGGGGGCTTTCTTGTGCTGTTTACCGCACAAACCCGTAGAACGGCGTGGCAACCAGCTACGTCCGTGCCTGTGTAGGCAGCGGCGCAAGCCGTGCAGGTTCGATTCCCGCCACAGGTCGTATGTAACCCACAAAGCTACCCGAAAGGAGCTACAACGATGGAAGCTTGGCAAACCATCTGGGACAAGCGCGTCTGCTTGCGCCAATTCGACAACACCATCCCCGTGTGGGATTGCGGGTGTGACGAGTGCAAGGCCGCCCCGCTGCACGTTGTCACGCAGAAAGTGTAGGTGCGACCGTGAACCCCACCTTCATCGGGATAATACGCGTCCAGCAACGCGCCGATAGCATCTTCGACCAGGCTTGCGCCTTGCTGGACCTGTGGCCGTGGGCCGAAAGGACGTTGGTATGACTCGCAAAGCTACCACCGATGACCGGTTCGCCCGGCACGCCTGGTACCTGATGTGGCGGGCCGCTCGGGCTCAAAAGCTCGAATGGTGCTACCAGCGCCCGGTGCCGCAATGGGTCGAAGACCTGTTCTACTACCGGTACGAAGCCGCGTTGCATCCCCAACGTCGCAACCAGTACCTTCGCCGGATGTTGCGCCGCGAACTGCAAGAGCGCGTACGCCGTCGCAACAAGAAGTGGTGGGACAAGCACCAAAAGACTTGGCGCTCGGTCAACCGCGCCGAACCTTACCCGCTACCGTAAGGAGGTGGGTTATGTAGAAAGCACATCGGGCTCATCCCCTACTACGGCGGGGGTGGGCCTCATTGTGCTATCTTTGGCTACCCGAAAGGAGCAACCTTATGAACACGACCCAACCGGTCCAGCGCGTCAACGCGCCCGCCTACAACGGCACGTACAGCTACCAGCGCCCGTTCGCCAACGGCAAGGGCTTGGAAGTGCTGGTCCAGTGTGCCGTGCCCCTCACGGACGCGCAGGTGGATGACATCGCCAACATCGCCCGTGAACTGCGCGGCAACGCGGACAAGTGGCACGAAACCTTCCCGATGCCCCTCGTGGGCAAGTACGCGAGCGTGACGGCCTGGAGCAAGTAGGAGAACGCTGCAATGAACACCGAACACAAGGCCACCTTCGTCAACGACTCCAAGCACCCCAACGCGGTGTACCAGCACCAGGTCGAAGCAAAGCCGCTGACCGTCGTGTGCGGGTACAAGGGGATGACCTTCAGCGGAAAGGTCGCCACCGCGCATAACTACCCCATCAAGAAGGGCCAGCCCTACGACCAGGGCACCAAGGAGCGCGAAAGCGACGTGGACGAGAACTGGTACGTGGAAATGTACCACGACGCCCGCAGCGACCGTCCCGAAGGCCGCTACGACTACTTCAAGCAGCACGAGGACGGCGTCCGCAACGTCGCCTTCTTCGATGCGAACGGCAACCACGTCCACCTGAAGGACTAGAGGAGATTCGAAAGATGCGTAACTACCGCCAACACCTGGCCCTGCTGATGCTGGTGATGGGCCTCACGGGCTGCGCTGCCACGCAACCCCAGTACGCGCCCATCGTCGCCACCAACGCGGCCAACTACACCGCGCCCAACCCGACGTACCTGTTCGCCACGGCCGGTCACCGCTACGTCATCGACAAGGCCGACCCCGGCTTCACCTACCACTCGGACGACGAGAACGTCGTGCGCGTCACCGTCGAAAACGGGGACATCGTCGCGTACACCGTCAACCCGGGCAAGGCGTACGTCAACGCCGTCACGGACTCCGAGGTGGAAGAAGCCTTGGAGTACGTCAAGGAGTTCGTCTTCGCCGTGCGCAAGGAGGACTAATGCGCCGGAACGACGCGCCCACCCTCCACCAACGCTGCAAGGCCGTGGTGGAGCACGACCGAGCCGAACGCGCCCACGAGAAGGCCCAACAGCACCACAAGTGGGTTACCCTCGACTTCCAGATGTGCCACGCGCCCTGGTCCCGGCTGTTCGACGCCGGTAGAGCCTTGGCCGTGGCACAAAGCGGCCTCGCCTGGGCTAAAGCCCAACTGCACAAGTACGGAGGACATCGGTAATGGCAACCAAGCCCAAAGCGCCCAAACCCCAGTACCCCAACGCGGAGAACGACACCAGCCTGCCCATCCGGCAACGGCTGGCGCGGGCCTTCGTGACGATGGTACGCAAGAACCCGTCGTACTACCCCAAGTCGAAGGCGGCTATGCACATTGTCGCCCTCGAATACTTCCGGGGTGCGGCCATCGCGCTCAACGCCGACGGCGCGCATAGCTCCTCGAACGTGATGCAAAACATGTTCCTGGTAAGCATCCGGGGGTACGAATACGTGGAGGAGTTGGCCGACAAGGACAGCCCGAAAGAGGCCGTCCTGAAGGTCATCCCGTCCGCTGTGGCCTCGCAGAGCGACACCGGCTGGCGCGTGGACGACACCGCGCTAACGTTCCTGCTCGGCGAGGGTGCCACCGAAGCGGACGCGTGGGACGCGGCCCTCGTGGCCGTCAAGAAGGCCGAAGGCTCGGCCGACAAGTAGAAGGGAACGTTACAGTGAACGGCATACCGACAACGCCACCGTAGGGCGTAAGCTACGGCCGAACGTACCGGCGTGACGTGACGGGATGTGATAAGACCTCCAAACCCGTTAAACGCGGAGGCGACAGCTAACGCCGTCCAGGCGTTGCACCAGACACAACAACTCTTAACCCTTAGGTATCACACCGTAGGGCCTGGCGGCCGTTCTTTCGCCGGGCCTTACAATGTGCTACCCTAGCACAACGTCAGACGCTACCCGAAAGGAGCAACCGAACAATGACCGAGAAGCTGTCCCCCAAGGCCCTCGTGACGGCGCACTTCGCCGACGCCAAGTTGGTCGTGACCAAGAACCTCCTCATCGACGACACCTACCGGGTTGAGTTGATGAACGGCACCGTGTTGGGCGAGGCCAAGAACGCCGCCGGGGCCTGGTCCCGCGCCCTCAAGACCGCCGAGGCCGACCCGGCCCGCTTCGGCGTGATGGAGCACAACAAGCCCAAGGAGGTCCACGCGGTCACCCTCGAACGCGAAGGCAACACCACCACGTTCGTCCCCGTGGACGGCCCGTTGACGCTCAACGCCGGGGACAAGCTCACGGTCCACACCACCGACGACCCCAACAAGGTCGAACTCAACATCCAACGTGATGACGGCTTCGCCCGCCGCTTGGAGCAGGTCCGCGCGGACAAGGGGGTGATGATGGAACCGAAGGAGGCCCGAAAGCCGTTGTTGGCGGGTAAGCCGTCCGAACGCGCCGCGCGGTCGATGGGCCTGCTGGACTACGGCCGGGTCCTGACCCCTGCCGACCTGGGTACGAGCAAGGCCGAGCCCGAACCCCAGACCTACAACAACGTCCGCAACGTCCCGCCCAAAGTCAAGGCCCACCGCCGCCACAAGAACAAGCTGGCCGCCAAGTCCCGCCAGATGAACCGTCGCAAGGCCCGCTAACGTGACGTACCGTTACGACATCAACGCACCGACCGACGACCCCACATTCGGCGGTACGGTGCCCCTAAAGCGCGTGGACGTGGACACGACTAAGCAGCCTGGCGACCGCCGGGAAGCTCGCGTGCTGCACAACGGCGTGCCCTGCTCGGCTCACTGGTTTACGGCCGAGGCCAAAGGCGCGGCACGTAACCTCGCCCTCGCTAACGGTCTCGGCGGGTACTACGTCGATGGGGTGTTCGTGGAGGTGCAACGCTAATGCGGGACAACATCATCAGCCCCCGTCGTAGGGAGGAGCGGGTGGAGTACCACCTGTGCTACGACACCGACCCCGAACGCGGTGCCGGGTACTGGTTCCCCTGTAACCGTGAGGGCAAGGTCAACGTCCAGAAGATGCCCCGTGCGGCCCGGCGAAACTACAGCCGGGTTCGTCGTATGGGCGTAAAGCCCCGGTTGGAGCCGCACCGCTGGAGTTGGATGGTTCCGGCGGTACTGCGCTGTGGCTGCGGCGCGGAGGTCGAACTGTACGACCCGATGGACAACGTCTGCGACAAGTGCAACGCCATCTACAACAGCAGCGGCCAACAGGTCCGTTGCTTGGCCCGGGATGTAGACTACCTCGACGCCGGGGAACGCTACGACGACGATTACTAAGGAGGTAACAAAGGTGCAACTGCAAACCGTGGTGTCCAGCAACATCGAGGCGGTCGGGTACGACCAGGACGCCAAGAAGCTGCGCGTCAAGTTCAAGAAGGGTTCGACGTACGAGTACGATGACGTGCCGTTCTCCGAGTACGAGGCGATGATGGACGCCGAAAGCGTCGGCAGCTACTTCGCCAGCCACATCAAGGACCGCTACACCACGCGGAAGGTCTAACGACCGCGCTCGTCTAACGACGGGCGTAAAAGGTGCTGCCTCTGTTGGGGCAGAGCCGGGGACGCCCGGTATGCGCCCAACCCGTTTAACCACCACATCAGTCTGGACCGGGCCGTGGTGGCGGAAGAAGTGAGGCAGCACCCTTTACGCACGTTAAAGCTACCCGAAAGGAGCTAGGATGCACATCAAAGTCAAGGGGCGCAAGTACCCCCGTCCGGTCAAGCCCGGTTGGCTTCCGTACCCGATGCACACGTTCTGGCACAAGAACGGCAACATCAAGGCGTTGCTGCCGTATGTGACGCACCAGCTTTCGTGGGGCGTGGGTTACGCGCACAAGGACGTGTTGAACCCCAAGCGGATGGTGTTCCCGCCCCGTGCCGTGGACGGCTTCCAAAGCCACTACTGGCCCGGGGGCGGTACGCTGGTTTACGTCGCCAAGGACTGCGAGTTCTTGTGCGCCAAGTGCGCGTTCGAACAGGTCACAAAGCGGGGTTTGGACTGGCCGCGCATCGTTGCGGCCCAAGCGTACGACGAAGGCCCGACCGAGCAGTGTTCCAACTGCAACAAGGCCATCGAGAGCAGCTACGGTGACCCCGAAGCAGACAAGGAGACCGAAGATGCCTAAGGGCCGTCAACGTCCACTCGAAACGAAATTCGAGTTCGCGGGCTTCTCGTTTCCGCGCTACCTGCCGGAACTGCCCAAGGGTACCTTGCAGGACCGCAAGGAACGCTACGCCTACACGGGCGGTTACCAGGTCGCCCCCGAGCCGAACGCCCCTAACGCCTTCTTCTACCACGGCAGCGACTTTATGCCGGGGTTGCGCTGGGAGTGGTGCGACCGGGTGCGCGGGGTCGGCATCGACCACACCGGCTGGTTCACCGACGACCAGGAGGACCAGAAAATTCGGGGCCTGGTGTTCCGCCTGCCAAAGTCGCGGGGCTTCCTCATCGGCTGGGCCTACTGCGAGGGCAACGATGACACGGCCTCCCAGATGGCTGGCGAACTGAGCACGCGGGCTGTCTACACCGACATCCAGCGGGCCGCGTGGGCTGCGGACAAGCTCGCCGACCGCATCGCGGAGGACGAACGCGAGTACAACGAAAAACAACGCGAGGAGCAGGAAGCGGAGGATAAAGCCGCCGAAGCCCTCAAGGAAATGCAAGAGGCGGTTAGCGCCGACCTCGAACGTACGGGCTGGCTGAACGCCGAAGCCTGCTAGTGCTACCCGAAAGGAGCAACACAATGGATAACCTGTTTGACGCTATCAAGTCGGTGGTCAACTCCCTGCCTACCGGTACCGTGCTGGGTGGTGACTGGAGTGTGCTGGCCCGCGCCGTCGAGAAGCCGCGTCACGAAACCGGGTACTTCTGGGTCATCACGCAGGACAACAACGCGGAGCGGTTCGAGCCGCAGGGCACCAACCTCAACGCCGTGGGCCAGATGTCGCCGGTCGGGCCCAACACCGGGGCCATCTTGCTGGAGTACCAGCCCCAGCCCTTCCGCCTGGTGGACGATGACGGGCGTATCGCCTACGCGGGCATCTACTACGGGCCGATGGACGAAACCTGCTTCGCCCCGTTGCAGGACTTCGGAGCGCCGAACGTCGGTTGCACGGAAATCTGGTTCTTGCAGATTCAGACCCACGACGACGCCAAGAACGGCATCCGGAACTACAAGGCGGGTATGGCGTGGGATATGGCCTAATGAGCAAGATTCCCACCACCGGGCCCGAGTTCGAAGCTGCGGTAGCCAAAGTCTACCCCGGTGCCCGCCTCGTCCACAACAAGCGTACCTGGCGCTGGGAGGCCCAGGTTCCGATGCGCCCGCCCTTCGATGGCAGCTTCGAAGTCATCGGCACCGCAGATAACCAGGCTTCGGCCTGGGCAGAGGCGCACAAGACTGTCAAAGCTCGGGCTGAGGCAAAGTTCCAAGAGTGGTCGTACGACCTGTGGGGCAACGCCCGGGACGGCTTTACGGTCAACGACCGCCGTAAGGGCGACGTGTACAACATCGACCTCAACAAAGACCTGTTTGGGGAGCTAAAGCGCCTGGGTCTCATCCAGCCCCGCGTTCACCGCAAGTCGGTTGACTTCGAGGGTGAGGACGAGTACACTATCTACGTTATCGACGTTCGAAGCGAATCCGGCGGGCATCGTCCAGCTTTCGAACTCGAACGCATCAAGGACTAGCTACCCCACAGGTGGCGAAGTCTACGAGCTACCCGAAAGGAGCTACACAATGGGCGTGCCCAGCGAGAAACGGCTGGAAGAAGCCTTCCCGGGCAAGGGGAAGGAGTTGCGGGAACTGCTCACGAAGAAGCGTAAGACCCGCGATTACAAGTCGGTGCAAGAGTTGGAACGCCAATGCTTCAACCCGCCAGACTACCCGTATCGCCTGATGACCGCGCTTAACGAGATTACGGAAGGGTGCGGCGTCGAAGGCATCGACAAGAACGGCAAGTGTATTGCCGAATACATCAACCACGGTGACCCGTACGTTACCACGCTGATGCGTAAGGTTGACACCGGTCACATCTGGATTACTTGCTGGGGCGACTTCGTGGAGTCGAACCGCCTCTAAAGCTACCCGAAAGGAGCTAACCCCGTGGAAGTCCACATCAGCACTACTTGGCGGAACTCGTCCGGTTGGCAGTTCCGCGTGACCAACGACGGCACCTACTACGTCGTGGCCTTCATCAACCCCGAGGGCAAGCGCGTCGGCTGTATGCGCAAAATCGGCCTGCCTAAGTGCCGCGTGCAGGGCGTCAACGCCGATATGAGCGACGACGAGTTGGCTGTACGGGGTGCCATCGGCTTCGCCCAGATGGACCCTTGGGAGACCGGGGCCTACGACGCCGAGGAAAAGCAGCAACCCCACATCTTGGAGTGGCGCAAGGTCAGTCAGGCCATCTACGGCGGCTGTGTGTTCACGCTGAACCCCGCCGTAGACGAGAACGACCCCGGCGAACTGGATTACGCCGTGGACTTGGAGTGCATCGAAGGATGAGCAGCAACGTCGAGTACCAGCGGTCGTGGCACCGTAAGCAGGAGGACTCCGCCGTCAAAGCTCAAGACCTGAGCAGCATCTACACGGGCATCTGGACCGTGGAAGAAGGCTTCTACGGCGGCTTCGACGTGTGCCAGTACAAGAACGGCGCGGTGCCTCCCAAGAACGCTCTGGCCTACTACGAGGCCGGAAAGGCGGTGAAGTATGAGTAACCCTGTGCCTTCGGCCTTCCGAGGCTACCGCGTCAACATCGTGGATGCCGTGCTGTATGCTTGGCGCAGCAGCTACGGCAACTCTAGCGTGTGGGTTGTCGAACGTGCTCCCGACCCCAAGAGTCAGTTCGAGCACTTCGGCTGGAACATCTACGCATACAGTGGGTACAACCCCGACAAGAACACCGCCGCCATCTTCCAGTCCGGTTATCAGGTTGGGGACCTGGACAAAGCCAGAGCTTGGCTTATTGACGGCAAATGGATTGCCGTGCTAGGGTCTAAGTCGGTGTTCCCGGTGAAGTACCCCACCGAACGTACCCGCTGGATGGTCATCGACGACCCCAATGGCCCAGGTCAGCAAGTTCGCTGGCTCCCCACGCGTCCCCCCGCTTACGTGCGTCGATTCGTTATCCGACGCCTCAACTTGCCGAAAGGAGTTGTAATCTAATGCCCGTAACCACTAAGAAGGTCGCCGAAGCGGTCGGCCGCCTAATCCGTACCATCGGCCACGGTGTCATCGAACGCGAAGGCCGTAAGGGCTGGTACATCGACAACTACCCTTTGAGCGGCGGCTACCGTGTCACCTACGGTGAGGGCGGTTCCGACGTGGGCCACACCGCCGAACGCGTCCCCGGCCGCGTCATCCTCTACGCCGTCAACTGGGCACAGTCCCTTATCGACGGGCTCATCCGCCAGCGTGTTCTCATCAACGGCACCAAAGCCGACAACGCGATGCGCTTGGCTCTCAAGGAGATTGAGCAGTTCCACAGCACGGCGTACCCCGACTGCAAGCCGGTAGCGGGGGTGAACGCGTGGGAACTGTGCCCCGCTCACGAGGCGATGTACCGCTTGAAGGAGGCTTTGGGCGATGTGGGTTGATAAGCTGGGCCGCCACCTGACGCTGGCCGAGGTGCAGGCGATGCCTACCCTCAACGTTGGGCACTTCTCCGACCTGAAGTTGGAGCAAGACGACTTCCGGGTGCTGTTGTCGCGGATGACCAGCAAAGCGGACCTTGAGGGCTGCGTGGTGCCACACTACCACCCTATCGAGTTCGAAGTGTTGGTCAACGGTGTGTGGCGGGCTTGCCTGCCGAACGGGAAGGTTGCACATGAATAACGACCTCAAGCCCATCCACATCTTCGCCAAGCGGTTCTTGGTAGGGGGCGAGAACGCCCAGCCCGACCGCGCTACCAACGCGGGGCACGCCGACCTGTACAAAGCCTTCACGCTCGCCGAAGGTAACGAGGTGGCGGGCTACGTCGAACGGGAGTGCCCCGGGTTCACGCTGCGGCGCAACTGGACCGAGTGGCCGTACCGCATCGTCTGGACCAACCCGAAGGCGTTGATGACCATCACGTACACCGAAGGCGACATCACTGTCGTTGTGGCTCCCGACAAGGAAAGCTACGACAAGGAGATTGCCCACGCCACCGCGTTCTACAAGGAGTCTTAAATGAGCGAGCAGGAAAAGCAAGGCGTTTACGCCATCGTCAAGGTGCCCGTCGTGCGCACCGAGTTCCGCCGGGTCTACCTGGACCCCATCCTGGAAACCTACGACCCGGAGGACCCCGACTGGGTGCGGCGGCAAGCCATCTTCCTGGCGGGCGGTGGCATCAGCAGCTACACGGTCGAGGACCGGGGCATCAGCAGCGCGGAAAGCGATATGCACCGCGACCACTGGGAAGTCGAGTTGGAGGACCCCAATGACCACTAACCCTGCCAGCCGGGAAGAACAGCTTGCCTACCAAGCCTCGTTCATCGTCATCACCAAGCTCGCCCAGGGCGTCATCAAGGAACGCCGCGTCAGCAAAGCCCGGTTGGATATGCTGGCGTACGACGCGTCGAAGGTACTCCGCGAAGCCTTCAGCGTGTTGCCCTACTACGCCGCTATGCCGCTTGGCGCGTACGACGTGGAAGCGGAGCTATCAAAGGTAGAAGGCCAGGTCAATCTCGTGTTGCCGCTGTGGTTCCGCGAATTGGCCCTCAAGTACGGAGAACCGAAATGAGCGAGAACGCTAACCCCGAAAACCCCGGCATCAAGGTTGACCCGGATATGTCGCCGTTCCGTCTGGGCGAGAACGCGGTGTACCTGGACTTCCTCAACCGGGACTGGCCCAACCGGGTGTTGGTGGCGCAACGCCGCCAGCCTACCACCTACGCGCCGTCCAGCCTGGACGACCTCGCCCGTATGGGTGAACACCAGGTCAACATCGCCAACGTCTGGGATGTCATCGTGAGCGCCACGGTCATCCGCAAGGGCCGCCCGTTGACCGGCCTGTCGATGGGCCACATCGAGTTCCAGCCGGGCGAAACGCTCAAGGACACCTTGGGCCTGGGGTACGTCGAGGAGTTGGCGAAGGACGCCATCAAGGCCCTCGATGCCCTCATCGACCACACCGTCCAGAGCGAGAACGATGCGGAGGAGCGCGAGCACCACAAACGCAACATCGCCGCCATCGAGAACGGGGAGGCTTAGACAATGGGACACTGCCGCGAACAAGCACAAAGCCTTCTGGCTGCGCTCGAACGGTCCATCGGTGTGCCTGCCAAGTTTGATGGGGCCGTGATTGCCCTCGAACAAGCTTTGCTGGCCGCCGAAGCCCGAGGCAAGGCAGAAAGCAAGAACGCGCGCAACAGCATCCAGGTCCCGCTCAAGCTGCGGGGTAAGCGCGTGCTGGCGTTCGTGCAAACGGAGGTGCAAAGCACCGGGCCTTGCGGCATTATCCTCCTGGAGAACGGCCCTGGCGACTACGTGACGGGCTGGTACCGGGTGGGGGACAACGAGTGGGCGCACGGCCACTACACCGACGACCTGAATGGCGCGTACAAGCACCTGTTCGAACGCGTCGAGTTATACGCCGCCAAGCGGTACACCATCGTCGGAGTCTAGAACGATGGCACAAGACCAAACAACGGCCCGCGCTCGCGTCCAACTGACCATCGAATTGGACGCGGGTAGTACCTGGGGTAACGACTGCACCGTCAATCAAATTTACGACCAGGCCGGGCGGGAAAGCGTTAACCACGTCGAACGCATCTTCCACGAGGCCAAGGAGAACATTGTCATCGTGGGCAAGCCCAAGGTGACCGCCGTGTTCGCCAAGCGGGAGTAGACGATGGTAGGCTTCTGCATCGGGTTGGTAACGGGGTGCGCCCTGGGGTCGTTGTTAACGGCCCTGGTGGCGCTGGCCGCTATGCAGCCCCAAGAACCGCAAGCGCCGTGCGACCACGGCTATCACGACTGGGACCAGTGTCCCGACTGCCGCCACTAGGAGGACGTATGCAACCCAAAGCCTTGAGCAGAGCCGACGACCGCAAGAAAGCGTCGGAGACCTTGTGCGCGTTGGCCGCAGAGGTTGGAGCGACCGCCGAAGTGGACATCGACCGGCCCCGCGAGGTCTACCTGACCCTCCGGGCTGGCAAACTCAAGGGGTTCGTCAGCCTGGACGCCGGGGATACCGCGTTCATGTGCTCGTGGGTAAGCACCGAAAGGCTGTGCGCCAGCTTCGGCCGAGACATCGGTGGCTCGGTCAACGCGTTCCACGGGCGCAAGGCTACCACGGTGACCTCTGACTGGGACAAGTTCTGCAAGTACATCCGACGTGGCCTCGAACTGGCCGTGGAAGGTAGCATCTTCGAAGGAGAAGAAGAATGAACCCCGCTGTGCCCCGAAAGCCTGACTGGCTGCGTCCCGACTGGGACTACTCCAACATTCTGTCCCACATCGCCCACAACGTCCCCGATGGCGAGCTGCGCGCCGTGATGCTCAACGAGGCCATTACCTGGGGCGCGCTGTACCCGCCTGTGGGTGAGGAGGCCGCGTTGGCCGAACGCCTCTTGCCTGCGGCCGTCGCCCTGCGCAGGCGCGACATCGCCGAGCAACGCCGGATTGCACACCAACTGGCTACAACGGCGCAGCAGCTACAGATGTCCGCCGCCGTGGACGAGGCGGTGGTAAACTACGCCGAAACGGTACAAGCCAAGCATCCCCACTAGGAGGGCGTATGAAAGCCAATGACGACCTTAACCTCGCCCGTGAAATTAACAATGCTCGAAACATCTTGGTTGGTCAACGGGACGCGGCTATGCGGCAAGTTGTGGACCTTGAGAACCATCGCAAGGCGGTCGTGACGGCTCTAAGCGACTTCTTCAACTACACCCCTACCGGCCAAAGCGCCTTCCTTAACGCCTGGGGTTGGTACAACGGCCAGATTATGCTGGCTTCCGAGCTTCATATCACCGGCGTACTGGACGACTGGGAGTTCAAGATGCTCAAGGAGAAGTTACGTGCGCAGCGCCCTAACCTCCGCTGGAGCGAACACAAAGGCTGGGACGCCCAGCTTAAGCGCCTTGCCGACCAACGCGGCGGTCCCCGCAAGCTCCGTATTACCGAGTTCGAGCGAGACTAGGAGGTCTACAATGGGTAAGTACGACAAGATGTCCAACGACGACTTCCGCGAACACCTCCTTGAGATTATGGAGGAGCAGGGGATGGAAGCCGTCTTGATGGTCCCCGGGGTCTACGAAGCGGTTAGCGAGCACTTCAACAACGACGTGCTCGAACGTTGGGAGGAGCGCAACCCGGATGAGGTCGGCGCTGACGAGGAGACCGACGCGAACGAGGAAGAAGATTCCTAGACCCCTTGCGCTGGGGGCCTAATCGGGGTAAGATGTCCCGGTGTCAAAGAACGGAGGTTACCCAGCTAATGTCACCAAAAGATGTACCGCCGCTACTCCGCGCGGTAAGCAAGGCCAAACTGTTCAAATACGACCGAACGGCCAAGCTGACCAAAATTTGGTACGGTGGGTGCATCGTGTTCGAAATGAACGACGCTGGAGAGACTGTAGGCTCGTACTTCGTCAAAGACGACGCGGCCTACGTTTACGACTTTATGCGGTTCAACCGCTGGTAAGGAGCCTCATGTACTGCGTAAAACTCGCGGACCACAACGTCTACTGGTCCTCGCCTGGGTTAACGCTCGATGAGGCGATTCAATCCCGACGCAACGCCCTGGCCCGCAAGCCGGGGCTTCGTCTTGTAGTGGTGGACACCAAGACAGGGGCCGTAGCGTGGCCCAAGGAGGTAAAGCGTGGGTAACGAGATTACGGTGTTCGACAAGATTCAGGCGAACATCGACGCCCTTCGTGAGACCGTTGAACGGCTCAAGGAAAAGGAGGGCGACGACGGTCTCAAGGAACACCTGTTGAAGCAACTCAAGGAGTTCGAGCTTGATGTGTTCGACTTGGAGGAATAATGACCCTAGATGAAGGCCAGCACGACCTCCGTAAAGCGGCTAAAGAACACCCCTGCGATATTTGTGGCGAACTTATCGTCAAGGGTTTTCGTTACGTCTTGAGCCGCTACTGGCACCGAAAGTACAAGTCGCGTTACCTGGACTACTTGAACCGACCGAATATCCCGGACAAGACAGAACACACGCATATGTCGTGTTTTGAAATGCGCGAGCACGGAGTAGGTTAATGTTGCGTCACAAGTGGGAAGAATGGTGCCGAGACAACCAGGAGTGCATCTTGCATTTGCGAGAACGCAACTGGGAGCTTAGGTACTTCGGAGAGCGTACCGGGCACGTTAAAGCCTTCTTCGGCGGCCAGGAGGTGTGGCGGATGGGGTACATCCAAGAACTCCGGTCGTTCTGGTGGGGCTGGAAGGCCGGTACGCGCGAACCTTAGAGAGCTTGCCCCATTACCTTACATGCGGTATAATGGGAACCCAGAAAAGGAGCGGCCGTGACGACCGAAAACCAAGAACTCATCCCGCTTCCGGCCCCGGATGCGGTGCCGCCACATCAGCACGCCGAACTGTACCAGGAAGAAGGGTACGCGCTCGTCTACGAGGACTTGAGCGACTTCGGCGAAATGCTGTCGTTGGACTGGGCTGTTACCTCCGAGGACGACGCCGACGCCGTTATGGCGCGCTTGACCGCGTACAAAGAGGAGTTGGCCCGCCGGGAAGCCGCCTTCCAGGCCAAGAAGCGGGAGTTGGAGAGCAAGATTAGCTGGCTCACCCGGCGGTACATGCCCAACCTCCAGGCGTTCGCCGCGCGGCAACTGGCGGGTAAGAAGGCCGAAACGGTAAACCTACCTTGTGGCGCAAAGCTGTACTTCCGCAAGGTACCTGCTGCTATCGAGGTAACGGACGAGCAGGCTTACCAAAACTGGGTAAGCAACCATTTACCCGAAGCGGTGTCGTTCGAGCCCAAGTACGACAAGCGGATGGTCAATAAGTACGTCGAGAAGCTTCCCAAAATGCCGCCCGGCCTGGCGGTACGTCCCGCCGAAAAGCGGTTCTACATCGGGTAGGTACGGAATGTACCGGGGCGCTTGACAGGCGTGCGCGGGTACGGTACACTCCAGTACATCCACAGTACACCACGCACCGCGCACGCCTCGAAAGGAGTGCCCAGCTTGTGGCGCTAGACAAGAAGACCTTTTCCCTGACCCCGCGACAACTCAAGGCCCTTAACGACGAAGCTTCCCGCTGCGGCGTGGGCATCGCAGAGATTGCCCGTCGTATCTTTGACGACTTCGCGGATGCCGTGGAAAAGCGCCCCGCCCCGCCTAAACGGAAGTAAGGAGAGAAAGCCCATATGACGATGAGTCAAGGGATGAAACACCTCAACGGCTTGGACGCTACCAAGACCACTCCCATCGGTAACAAGCAACACCCCACCGCTGACGGCCTGGTGGACAAGGCCCATCGCAACGCCATCGACCGTGGCTTCTACATCGTTGGCTACGATGTGCAGCCGTTGCTTCTTCCTACGGCGGAGTTGCCGATGTGCATCTTCAAGGCCGTCATCGAGGTCAAGTCGGACTACGAGCCCGAAAACGGGGTGATGCGGTTCACCGGCATTGGTGACGCCACGCCCACCAACTGCACCAGCCAGAACACCGCTGCGGCGTACCCTCGTATGGCGGAAACGCGTGCGATGGGCCGTGCCATTTCGGCGGCGTTCAACGTGTCCGAGGCGATGGCCGAGGAAATGTTGGCTGCGGGTGTCGCCGGTCCCGCCTACGCGGCTCCTGCCGCCGTTGCTCCGGGTGCGGCTCCCCCGGGCATCGCCGCTCCGGCCGGTGCGCCGCCGGTGGCCGCTCCTGCGGGCGCTGCGCCTGCTGGCGTGAACTTCAACGGCCAGACCTACCTGCGCGCCAACGGGCAGGAAATGAAGGGCTACGCCAAGGAAGGCAAGGGCCACTCGCTGGCGTCCCCGTTGAACGACGTGGGCCTCTTGCAGTGGTACGTGGAAAAGGCGATGCTGTCCGACAAGGTCACGCCCGACTGGGAGTTCCGCAACGCGGCCCAGGCCGAGATTGCCCGCCGCAACGGCACGCCTCCCACCATCACCGTCCAGGCCCAGACGGTCGCGGCTCCCGCCGTGGCCCCACCCCCGCTGGCGGCTCCTGGCTTGGCTCCCCCGGCCGGTCAACCTGCTGGTGTCGCCCCCGCTGCGATGCCTGCCGCGCCTCCCCCGCCCGTTGGGGCCGCTCCGGCCGCCGCGCCTTCGACTCCCCCGCCGCCCGTCGCTACGGCTGGCCCGTGGGTGCCAACGGCACAAGACCTGCAACACCTGGCGACCGGTGCTGCGGCGAAGGGCCACGACTGGAACGCGATGACCGCGTACGTCCAGCAGAACTTCGGTGGTCGTATCCCCCAACAGTTGAGCAAGCCGGAGTTCAACAGCGTCCTCGTGGCGTACGGCGCGGCGCAGCTTCCCTAGTCCCCCAGAAAGCGAGAACAACACCAAATGAGTCTGCAAGAAGGCCAAACGGTCCAACTGTCGGAGCAGTACAAGGACTACCCGCAAGGGCTGACCTTGACCATCAAGGCGCTCCGCGACGTGGGTCCGAAGAAGGTCGCCCAGTGTATCGACCCTTCCGGCACGTACCCGGGCACCCTGGGCATCCCGGCCGAAAAGCTGGTCGCCGCCGGGGCCGTCCCCGCCGCTGCGGCCGATGAGGGCGAGAACAACCTGGAGGGGCCGGTTACCGACTTCTTCTCCAGCCGCCACACGTTCGACAACCCGGTGGCCCTCAACTTCGCCCTGAAGTTCATCGAGGTCAACGGCCAGGGCGACCTGACCGACGTGCTGGCGCTGATGGAAGCGCGCGGCATCGCCCAGGACCGCCAGTGGAACGAGTTGGAGGTCGCCCAACTCTACCTGGACTACCTGGACAGCATCGCCGAGGACCAGGACCCCGAGGCGTTGGCCGTTGTGGCGAAGTACACCACCCCGGCCCCCGCTGTGGTCGCTCCTCCCACCACTGCCCCGGCTCCGGCCGTCGTGCCTCCCCCGGTGGCCGCGCCTACCACTGCCCCCGCCCCGGCGGTGGTGCCGCCTCCCGTCGCGCCCCCGGCGGGTGCCCCGGTCCCGCCGCCCGTTGCTCCCCCTGCCGCTGCCCCCGCTGCGGCCGAGGCTCCCAAGAGCAAGGGCAAGAAGGGTGCTGCCGCTGCGGCGGTGGACCCCGGCGTGGCCGCCAGCGCCCCCACGCAGAGCGTGGACAGCAATACGTGGGAGGCCCGCACGATGCAGGCCCTCCGCATCCAGGGGCAGTTGGCGCAGTTCTACGCGGAGTCGCCCAGCACCTTCAACGACGACCTGTCGTTGGCGCTGAAGATGCTCGCGGCGGCGGCCAAGGCCAAGGCGTAACCCAACGTCGTCGGGGCGGTAACTGGTGACGGTTACCGCCCTTACGCTCCCCATACGGAGGTATAAAAGTGCTGATGGACGAACAACAGGTAGTACAGGCGTTCCCGGCCTTCTTCAGCGTTAAGGAGTTCGCGGAACTCACCGGCAAGAGCGAGAGCCACATCCAGCACGCGGCGCGCAACTTCATCGAGCCCAACTGCAACGCCAACCGGGCCACGCTGCCCGAGAACTGGATGGCGCTGAAGTGGGGTAAGACCTACATCATCTACGAGAAGCAGGACCACTACAAGATGTCGTACCTGTTTCCGATGAACAAGTAGTCGGCGATGGACCCGCGCCTAGAGCAAGCCCTGTCCTTCGACGGGGTGTACAAGGCCCTTAAGGGCACCCTCGACCGGGAGATTAGCAAGAACCCCCGTTTCGAGGTGGACCCCCAGGTCGATATGCTTCTGTCCACCGTGGCAGAGGTTATGGCGACCAACAACCAGTTGTTGATGTCGGCCTTCCGCGTGATGCTGACCCATATGCGTACCGCCCGCGCGGTGCCCACGGAGAGCGAGAAGGCCATTAACGAGGCGGTTAACCGCGTCCCGGACTTGCCCCCACAAGCTTAGGAGTACCCCGTGATTCACTTGTACGTGTACTCCATCGACACCTACGTCGGTGGCGTAGGCTACGGAAGTGACCTAGAGACCTACATCCGCACCAATACCTTCTATATGTCCCCCGACTACGAGAAGGACGAGCGGTACATCTACGGCACCTGGGACGGGCGGGTAAACCTGTTTACGCCGATTGCGCCTGACGAGAGTTGGGCGCAATTTGCCGGGCAGTTCCATAAGCTGCCGACTGGCCTGCTCCAGCGCCTTACCGGCCTGCTGGCCCACGCCCAAGTACCCTTCCAGGTGTTCAACGGTATTCCGACGCACACGCCGCACCCCGATATGCTCGGCCTGGGCACCGATGAGCTTGAGACCCGCGACTACCAAGATACCGCCGTGTTCTCGCTCCTCGCTCCCCAGCCGCTTGCGTGGGGCTTCGGGCACCCGCGCCTGGGCGGTGTCCTTCAGGCCGGTACCGGCGCTGGTAAGACCGCTATGGCCGCCAAGTACACGCAGATGATGGCGACCCCGACCGTGTTCCTGGTCAACCAGAAGGACTTGCTTCGGCAGACCGCCGAGGAGTTCGAGAAGTTCCTGGGCTGCAAGGTGGGCCGTGTCGGCGACAACAAGTGCGACATCCGGCATATCACCGTGGCGACGGTACAGACGGTGTACGGTGCCGTCAATATGCACCTTGACCCCATTGCGCTGGTACAGGGCGTCGAGGCCGTACCCAACTACGAGCGGAAGCGTAAGATTCTCCAGATGATGAAGGACGCCCGGGTGGTGTTCGTGGACGAGTGCCACGGCCTCGGCGCGCTCCAGGCGTACGGCGCGGTGTCGTCGGCGACCAATGCCGTGTCGGTGGTGGGCCTGTCGGCCAGCCCTTGGCGGGATGACGGCTCCGACATCCTCATCGAAGCCGCGTGCGCGCCCCCGGCCTTCAAGATTACCGCCAGCGAGCTTATCGAGCGGGGCTGGCTGGTTCGGCCCGACATCCACATCCACCACCTACCGGCCCCCACGGATGGCAATCTGGACCGTAACGCCCAGGACTACAACAAGCTGTACGATGCCTGGATTACCAATGATATGCGCCGTAACAAGTACATCGCCGACCTGGCGGTGCAGCATATGGCCTGGGGCGAAGTGGTGCTTATCCTCATCAAGCGCATCCCGCACGGTGATATGCTGGAGAAAATGATTCCCGGCTCCGTGTTCGTCCACGGCACGCTGTCCAACAAGGCGCGCAAGGACATCGTTGATAAGACCCGCTCGGGCGAGATTCGATGCTTGATTGCTACTAGCATCGCCGACCAGGGGTTGGACATCCCGGCGCTCAACGTGCTTATCCTCGCACGCGCGGGTAAGAGCAGTACCAAGGCGTTGCAGCGCATCGGCCGCATCCTTCGCCGGATGAAGGACGGCAGCAAGACCCGTGCCGTCGTTCACGACCTCATCGACAATGCAAGCATCTTTAAGAGCCAGTATTACAAGCGACTGGCTATCTACAAGAGCGAGCCTGCGTTCCGCATCCACGAGATTAAGGGGGTCGTGTATGGTTAGCAAGCCGGTAGACAACAAGGTGGAGCCCGCGTGAGCCGCTCGGATAGCGCCACCACCCGCGCTGTGCGCGCTTCGTTCAAGGAGCAGCTCGCCGACGAAAGCGACAAGGGCCTTGTCGAGCTACTTACGCGGTGGACTCGTTTCCTGGAGCAGCTTGCCGACAAGGACGGGGTCCGCTGGCACATCAGGGCTATCAAGACGGAGCAGGCGCGCCGCCGCCGCAAGGCTGGAGCCACGCAGGACCCGGGCTGATGCTGCCGTTCACCCCGCCGACACTATGGCTGCACTACTGCGGCGTTCTCGATGCGGTGCCCCCGTGCGAGCACGCGCACTACTGCCGCTTGTGCCGGGCACGGCTGGACTTCTGGTTGCTGGTGGACCTGGGATTCAAGGTGTGGACGGCTAAAGCGATTGTACGGGCGTTCTACGATGACATTGGCAACTGACTTTGACTACTCACCCTACCGCTTCTACCCGGGCTTTCGCTTCCGGGGACCGCTGCACGAGATTGGGGTGGTCACTAACCTGGTCTGGTACTATCGCTACCAGTATTACGTCTTAGGAGGCTCCGACATCAGTGACGAAGCATACGACCGGTTGGAACAACGTCTTGCGTGGTTGTGTAGGCGCTGGAAGAAGGGCTTTCCCCGACCGTACCATTCGCCCCTGGTTACAGTGGGCTCGTCCCTTCATCAGACATATCCGACGCACATTAGGCGCTATTTCGAGCGCACGTACCCCTGGGGAGTAACTCGATGACCACCAAGGCCGACATTGACCTGACGGACGAGCAGCTTGACGCTGTTACGGACCTTATGGAGTGGTTCGAGAATGACCACCGTAAGAAGGTCTTTACCCTGGCAGGCTATGCCGGTACGGGCAAGTCCACCGTCGTTAACTACGCGATGCAGGCGCTAGACATCGACCTGGACGACGTAGCGTTCGTTACCTTCACCGGCAAGGCCGCGCTGGTGCTTAACACCAAGAACATCCCGGCCCAGACCATCCATTCGCTCATCTACGAGCCCATCCTGGCGACGTTCACGCACCCGATTACCAAGCTCAAGGGGTCCAAGGTGGCAGGCTTCCGGCTGGCCCGGTCGCTTCCCAAGGACTACAAGCTTATCGTGGTGGACGAGGTCTCTATGGTCAGTATGAAGCTACTGGTGGACCTGATGAGCTTCGGCGTGCGCCTCCTGGTGCTGGGCGACCCGGCGCAGCTTCCGCCCGTGATGGGGCAGGACAACCGGCTCCTCCAGACGCCCGACGCCTTCCTCAAGAACGTCCACCGCCAGGCCGCAGACAACCCGGTCCTGTGGGCCGCGATGCAGGCGCGCGAGGGTCGTCCCATCCCTTACGGCTCCCACGGCGATAACCTGTTGGTGGTGCCGATGTACCAGATTAAGGTCGAGTGGATGGCCCAGTACGACCAGGTCATCTGCTGTCGGCACAAGCGGCGTAAGCAGCTTAACGAGGACATCCGGCGGTACCACGGGTACTCCGGCCTGCCCAACCTGGGCGAGAAGTTGGTGTGCCTCAAGAATGACTGGGAGACTATGGCCTACGGTCGTATGGTCACCCCCCTGGTCAACGGTCTTATGGGCTATGTGGCCCGTGAGATTGACTTGAAGGAAGACCTTAACTACGGCGACCGCACCATTATGTTGGACATCACGCCGCTACACGACCCCGAAGCGCGCTTCTACCTGCTGGAGTGCAACTTGGACTGGTTCGAGCCTCACCCTATGATGGAGCCCAGCAAGGACGGCAAGCCCCAGCAGTTCGACTACGGGTACGCCATCACTTGCCACCGGTCGCAGGGGTCGGAGTGGGACAATGTTGTGTTCTTTAACGACGGCTTCGGCGATGTCAACCAATGCAAGCAACTCCTGTATACCGGCATCACCAGGGCGTCTAAGAACCTCGTGTTGGGCCTCTAAAATATTTTCGCTAGAACCGTTGACAGGGTAAACGACAACTGGTAAGGTATCTACTGTGCCCGATGGGCGAACCGACAACCCTAAGTTTCGTGAAGGAGAATCCAAGATGACCGCTTCCGCCGCCGCGCTCAAGGCCGCCGCCGCCAAGAAGAACAAGGACGCCGCCGCGCCCGCCAACTCCAAGCCGATGCAGCAGGCTTCCACCGCTCCCGCCCCCGAGGCCCCGGCCGCCGACGCCGCGCCCGCTGCCCCCGCCGACAGCGAGGAAGGCGAGAAGAAGCGGTCCTACAAGACCCGCGAGGAGACCGCCGCCTACTGGCAGGCCAAGATTGACAAGGTCAAGGCCGACGCGGACGAGAAGATTGCCCGCTACAAGAAGTTCTTGGACGAGGCCACCCGCCCCCGCCAGCGCGCCCACGTCAGCCAGGACGCCGTCCAGGAGGTCATCGCCAAGGTCGAGGCGGGCGAGGTCTCCGAGGACTACATCCGCCAGCAGCGCGCCCTCCTGGACGCCG